CAACCGCGTCGTATGCGAAACAGCATGAACATGGGTATTGGTAGTTTCTTCGGTGGAATTGGTCCGGGTAACTTCAGGAACTTCTACAACCCATGATGCCTTCTCGCGGTATGGGTGCGATGGCTCCTAGCAAGATTCCTAGGGCGAAGCGCCGTGGGGATAACAAGCCTGTTGAGGGTACTGGGAAGCCGATCAGAACGGGGTATAAAGCCGGAGGGCTATATGAAAACATTCATAAGAAACGTGCTCGCATGGCTGCGGGGTCGGGTGAAAAAATGCGAAAACCCGGTAGCCGAGGTGCCCCCACCGCCGAAGCCTTCCGTCAAAGTGCAAAGACCGCTAAAAAAGGTTAAGCCAAAAGGTAAGAAGTAATTATGGAAACTATAGAACTTCTAATCAAAGCATGGCCTATCTTCTTAGGGTTTATCACCTTGGTCGTACTACTTGCTAAGATGGATAACCGTCTTACCTCGGTCGAAGAGAAGATCAAGACCTTGTTTGAGTTGTTTAACAAAAAGATGGGCCGGTAATGGCGGACAAGACTACAGCTACAACCGACTTCAATCTCGACCTCAACACGATTGTGGAGGAGGCTTTCGAGCGTTGTGGTGCGGAACTGCGTACGGGATACGATCTGCGTACGGCCAAGCGTAGTCTGTCGCTGCTTTTGATGGATTGGTCTAACCGTGGCATCAATCTGTGGACTCTTGAGCAGGGCACGCATGTCCTGACTTACAACGTCGGCACGTATGACTTGCCGGTGGATACGGTTGACCTGCTTGACCACGTAATCCGTACGGGTACTGGCACGAACCAGCAAGACATCAACATCACCCGTATCTCATCCAGCACCTACGTTTCGATCCCGAACAAGAACGCGACCGGTCGTCCGATTCAGATTTGGATTAACCGTCGCACGGGCGCAACAGGTGCGGACAACGCCGTGGTCTATCCGCAGTTCACTGTGTGGCCGAAGCCGGACAACACGACGACTTGGACCCTGTATTACACCCGGTTGCGTCGGATGTTCGATGTTGGAAACGGTGCCAACGGTCAGGATATCCCGTTCCGGTTCTTGCCCTGCATGGTTGCGGGCTTGGCCTACATGCTGTCGATGAAGATCCCCGGTGCTGATGCTCGGGTTCAGGTCTTGAAGGCGCAGTATGACGAGGCTTGGGACTTGGCGGCAGGTGAGGATCGTGAAAAGGCTGCGGTTCGCTTTGTCCCGAGAGAGTCGTTTTTAGGCGGGTACTAAAATGCCTAATCGCTATGCGAGTGGCAAACACGCAATTTCGGAGTGCGACCGGTGTGGATTTCGGTACAAGCTCCGCCAACTGAAGTCCTTGGTCATCAAGACCAAGAACGTGAATATTCTGGTTTGTTCGGAGTGTTGGGAAGCTGATCAGCCGCAGTTGTCACTTGGTCTGTACCCGGTTGATGACCCGCAGGCTTTGCGAAACCCTCGTCCGGACTTGAGCTATTTTGAACCCGGCAATAATGGCGCGGGTGGTAGTAGAATGATTCAATGGGGCTGGGCACCGGTAGGTGGTGCTAGAGCCGATGACGCGGGGCTTACCCCGAATGATCTAGTAGCCCAATGTTTAGTGGGCGATGTAACGGCTAGTTAGGAGAATTGAAAATGGCTATGACTTTGAAGGAACACGCCAAACTTCCGGCGAACAAGGCTCACGGCAAAAACGCTAAGGGCTTTCGTGCTGGTGGCAAGACCAACAGCGAAATGAAGAAGTACGGGCGCGGCATGGCGAAGGTCATGAATCAGCGCAGCCCGGTGCGTAAGAGCAGTGGCCCGAGGTAAGTCACATGAAAGATAGCGGCAAGATCAAGCCGAACACCGACTCAACCGGTGAGAACGGCTACCCTGAGAAGGATGTCAACAAAGGCGTTACGCACATGGATATGCGTGGTGCTGGCGCTGCCACCAAGGGCAAAAAGTTTGTCTCGCAGATCAACCTTAAGAATAACGGTAAGGTCCGCGCAGGCTGGAGTTAATAGTCGATGAACTACGCGACTCTTACAACGTTGATACAACAGTACTGCGAATCGACTGAAACGTCGTTCGTGGCGAACATTCCTACGTTCGTACAACTTGCGGAAGAGCGCGTATACAACACGGTTCAGATTCCCGCTATTCGTCGTAATCAAATCGGCACGTTGTCGCTTGGTAATAAATACCTGACACTTCCGTCGGATTGGTTGGCGACGTTCTCTTTGGCTGTCATCACGCCGGTTACTGGGGTTCAAGAGTTCTTGCTTGATAAGGACGTGAACTTCATCCGGCAGTCATACCCGAGTCCGACCGATACTGGGATGCCGAAGTACTATGCAATCTTCGACGACAATACGCTGATTCTGGGGCCGACCCCGGATACGGCCTATCAGGTCGAGATGCACTATTACTACTACCCACAGTCGATTGTTACGGCGGGTACGTCTTGGCTTGGTGACAACTTTGAGAACGTTCTGCTGTACGGGTCACTGCGCGAGGCTTACACCTACTTGAAGGGTGAGGCTGACATGATGCAGTACTACGAGCAGAAGTATCAGGAAGCCATCCAACAGTTGATGCGCCTTGGCGATGGAATGAACCGCCGCGACTCGTATCGTTCTGGACAGGTTCGGCTACCGGTAAATAGCTAATGGCTATCTTTCAAACACAAACGATCAGTTTCCGGCAGGAGATGCTGCAAGCAGTTCATAACTTGCTGACGGATACGATCAAGATGGCGTTGTACACAAGCTCCTCCAATATCAACGAGGACACGACTGTGTACACAACTACGGCTGAAGTGTCTGGCGGGAGTTATTCCGCAGGTGGTCAGATCATGACCGGCGCGGCTATCAACAACTCAAATGGTGTCGTGTACGTTACCTTCAGTAACGTTGTATGGACTCCGGCCACGTTCACTACGGCAGGGGCTTTGATCTACAACGCGAGCAAGGGCAACAAGTCTATCGCTGTCTTGAGTTTTGGCGCGGACAAGACGGCTAGTGGCACGTTCACAGTGCAGATGCCCCCGAACACGTCTAACTCTGCGCTGCTACGCTTCACTTAAGGAGTTTTTGAGATGTTTAAAGAAAAGGCTAAGACAGCAGATGCAGTAGGCGCTGCTTTAGAGAAGTTGTTTGGCTCGGGTGAGAATGCTCGTGCTGGCGGTGTATATCGCCTTGAGTGCCGCGATAGCGACGGCAACCTGAAGTGGTCGGCTGAGTCCCACAACCTTGTGGTGAACGTCGGTCTTCAGGACATGAACGACAAGTACTTCACGGGCGTCACTTATAGCGCGACGTGGTATATCGGCCTCTACGGTGCTGCTTCGTCGAACAATCCGGCTGCTGGCGACACGGCTGCGTTGCACCCCGGTTGGACTGAGATTACCCCGTACAGCAACGCCACTCGTCCGGCTTGCTCGTTTGGTTCGGCTACGCTTGCTGACCCATCTGTTATTTCAAACTCACTCTCCCCGGCTCAGTTCAACATCAACGCTACGCAGACGGTTGGTGGGGCATTCCTCATCAGCAACAACGTCAAGAGTGGATCGTTGGGCATTCTCTTCTCGGCTTCAGATTTCCAATCTCCCGGCGACCGCAACGTCTCTTCGGGTGATACTCTGAATGTGACTTACACGTTCAGCCTTGATGCCGCTTAAGGAGTAGATCATGTTTAAAAAAGGCGACCGAGTTCGCGTAAATGCTGTTGTGCCGGAAGGTCCGGTTGTGTCCATGCGTATGACCGATGAAGGCGTGGTGTACTACCTCGTTGAGTGGGTCGATGCCGAGGGCAACACGCAACAGCGTTGGTTCACGGAAGATCAATTGACGGGAGCCTAAGATGGCTCTGATTCTTGCTGATCGCGTCTATGAGACGACTACTACGACAGGTACCGGTCCAGTAACTCTTGATGGGGCTGTACCCGGTTATCAGTCATTTGCTGCCGTTGGTAACGGCAATACTACGTACTACACGATTGCCCACCAAACCGTTACTGAGTGGGAAGTTGGTATCGGTACGTACACTGCGTCGGGTACGTCACTAAGCCGCGATACGGTGCTAGCCTCCTCTAACGGAGGTTCGGCTGTTACTTTTACAGCAGGCAGTAAGAACGTATTTGTTGATTACCCGGCAGGCAAGGCGGTCTACGAAGACGCTGCAAATAAAGTCACGGGTTACTCTATTGAGAATAGCCCTATCGGTGCATCTACGCCTTCAACGGGCGCGTTCACTACGCTTGGCGCAACCACGGCCACAATCAGTACAGCGATTCTCACGGCTGGTACGATAAACACGTTACCGAGCGATGGTATTGATATCGCTAACAAGACCTACGTTGACACCATTGCAGGCAGTGGACTTACTTATCACTCGCCGGTCAACTATGAGTCACCTAATTCAGTCGGTAATCTAAATGCGGTCTACACCAACGGTGGTACGACCCCGACGTGGACTTCGATCACCGGAACCAACACGGTCAATACTGGCTCGGCGCATGGCCTGATTGATAATGACATCATTGTCTTTGGCTCGACCACGAACGGCATCACTGCGGGTACGGCGTACTTTGTTAAGACCGTACCAAGTCCTACGGCGATAACGCTTTCGTTAATATTTGATGGTCCGGAAGTTAATACGCTGACGGCGGGTGCTGTCTCTATTACAAGCCTTGCTAACGCAGGTGTTGGGGCTACGCTCGTCAATGCGGGTACGAAAGCTGCGCTTGTTGTTGACGGTGTAACTGTC